TCATGGCTTGTACGAATTCGGTAAGACCTATATCTGGTATATTTATAGGCGGAGCAGCCAATATCGGACCAAGTTTCTTAAAAGTTACATGTTCTTTATTTCTACGAAACTTAAATTCTCTGGCCATTTCAACAAAGTGTGCATAGTGCCAGTTGTAGTTTGCTAGACTTGCTGCAGTCCACGTGGTACAAGGATGATACTTGTGCACTGCAAGATAATACAACTCATCACGTATATCACCAAAGGAATAATACGTTTGCATGGTCTTACCTGACTTTGACCTACGCTTTTCTGGAGTGCCATCAAGCATACGATGCACGGTACTTAGCATTTGTGCAGATTCGATGATCATCTTTGGAACGTGCTTGTCACAAAGCATTTGTGCAGCAACATGCGGATCTTTATCTAGTATAAAAATATTCATATTTCACCTTTAAATAATATAATTGTATCATAATTTTTATAATTTGTAAACAAATATTTTTTCAATTGATTTAAATTTAATCTTGTAATAATTTTGGAAACGCTTCTTCAACAACTGGTTTTGATATTCCAGGGATTTTCTTTTTATTGATCATGTTAACTACAAGCTTGGCATCTTCTGGATGTACACCTTCGAGTATTCCAATAAATATTTGTTCTTTTTTATACTTTGGCATCTTATCGCCGGGTCCGCCTTTAACAAAGTATTTAAACTTTCCATTTTGTTTTGTTAAGTTTGTCGGATGCATGTGAGCCGGTGATGGATTATAAGGCGGTTCACCTTCCGGTAAGTTCCATTTTACTGTCGTATCCATGGAACCTCTTATTATATCTTTTAAAGCCCATGACTCATTTTCTTTTAAGATACGAACTTTATCATTTTTATTTCTTTGCTTAGCCATTTCTTCTAAGACTTCAAAAACATACTGTTTCATTAAATAAACTCCTGTACACTTTTAATCAATTCATTACAACGTTTAGCAACTAAGTAAGGAAATACTTTACCTTTCTTGCTGTATAACGATGCTGGATCTTGGTCTATGAAACTATTTATAATTTGCTTTCTTAAGTCTTCTGGAGTTTCAGTAAGATCAATCAGTTTCTTATTCCTACAATAGTTACGATACCAAGAAGCTGCGTATAATAATTCGCCTTCTTCAAGATCTTGTATGATATTATCTATCTTCTTTTGAGTGATTGGTGTTTGTCTAAATCCTTCAACAAATACGTTATCATCAGATAATATGTTTGGTACACCATCACCTTTATCACCTTTAATGATATGAGTTTGTAGGTACACTCTTGGATTTTCTTCTATCAATTCTTTTTTAAGAAGTGGTGAGTATTGCCTTACAAATTTATATTTTTGTAGTTGTAAGAAATCTCTATCGGAAGATACAATCATAATTTTTTCGTGATTATAATCTTTGTTTGGATCCGGATTCATGGTAACAATTGTACCAATAATATCATCGGCTTCACAACCATCAATACGAATTACTTTATATGGAAAGTTTTCTGCAATTTCTTCACGTACTTCGTTAAGTATTCTAAAAGCTTCGCCCCAATCAAAAGATGATTCTTTCTGTGTCTTCTTTCTACTTGCTTTGTACTGTGGAAAAGCCGTCTTGCGCCAGTTATTTGACGCATCGACGGCAAGAACTAATTCGCCATACTCATCTTTGTATCTTGTACGATACATTCTAAGGGAGTTGAGAATCATATGACGAATTAGTTGTTCATCAAACGTTTTATTAATTATTATACTTGCTAAAGCAATACCACTGTAATCAACAATAATCATAATACATGCCTCCTCCAAATGTATACATCCCACAGTGTGGCTTTACTTATACCTCCTCTAGGATTACCACCATAGACAAAACCATTGATAGGCTTTCTACCTTTTTTCTCAACTCTAAATTTATCTTTAGTTGATGAGTTTACGTTTCTTACGATGGATTTTACCATTTCATATTCTTGCATATCATTTGAGTTACAAGGGTTGAACCTACCAACCCATGACTTACTGCGATTCTTACAGACTTTTTCTGTATTGATATGATCGTATCTACCTACAAATATTCCCATTACTTGTCCTCCTGATCCGGAGTTTCAAGTACGGCCACGTACTCTTGTCTTTCTGGTCTTTCAAACCTAGCCAACTCCATTAGAGCATCTTTCTCTAGTATGAAGCCACTGGATGCAACAGGACTACCATCTTTTTTAAAAACATTTACATAATACATATTAAACTCCCTTAATTTTTAATTTTATAGTATTATTATACACCATTTTTTAGGGAATGTACACAGTTAATTGAACTTTTTTTCATCTTTTTTTCTTTTTTGTCTAAGAGACCAAAGCATCCAGTCATAATATCTTTCAGGTTCTGGATCATCATCAACTAATCTTCGTTCAGTTTCACCAAAATTTCTCTCATATACGGTTTTACCGCCATCAGGTGACTCATATATTTTTTTGGGTTCTTCTGGTAATTCAACATGATCGCCTGTTCCTGTCATATCTTGTGTATACTTATTGCTCATCTACAAACTCCTCCGCCATTGAAAATATTTTTGATATTGCTTGTGCACATGCAATTGCAACTTCAGTACATTCTTTTTGTGTACCATTTGCTGAACGTAATTCTATAAAATGAATCCAACTTCTAATAGTACCATTCATATATAATCTTGATTTCATTAATCCTTCAGGTAAGACCGCTCTTGCGACTTCCTTCGCAATCCCTTTCTTGATAGCTTGTTGATAAACCTGTTTGCACATCCAGATAACTCTTCCTTGTTCTCTATCCCACTCATCTTGGAGAGACCTATCATCAATTTCGATACTATTTTGTCTATTCTTATCATCTTGCATTCTCGCTTCTCGTTTGACAAATTCTAACTCCTCTACTGGATTTGCATACCTTTGACTAAATTCTTGAAAACTAAAACTACGATGTCTTAGTAACTGCCTAGCGATATCTCTTGTAGTTTCTATTTCAACACACGCGCTTACCATTTCAAATGGAGACCAATGCTTGTGTTTAGCAAGATATCTCAACAACTTCTCTGCAGTTTTACTGTTGTTTTGATTACCAGGGTTTGAGACTCTTGCACAAAAAGCTATCAGATCTTGACAACTTAGTGGAGGTTTTATTCTAGAATCCCATGATTGAAATTCAGATGGTTTACTGTAACTAACTAGTTTTACTTTCATTTTTACTTTCCAATTGTCTTAATATTTCTCTATACTCTCTTATAACCATTAAACACTTAGGCATGTCAGATCTATAATTTATCCAAAAGGGTCTGTATTCTTTTTCATGCGTTTTACCATCAGCATGCATTAAGTTTTCAGATAGTTCTTTTTCTAATTCATTTAACTTTTCTATATCATAGAACATTATATGTCATTTCCAAGAGTTTTCCAATCATCACCATAGCCAATTACACAGATGCTATTGTATGATGGATGAAACTCTAATATGCTAAATGTTTTTGTTTTAGGGTTTACAAATATCTGCAGTGGCACGTGAGCTGGTATATCTGAAAGTCCATCTGGATCTCTTACCTTTACGCTTTGTATACCAGTAATTAAAGGTACTTCACCTTTAGCTTTGACGGCTTCCAATGCAACTTCTTTTTGTTCACACATAACTGGTTTATCATTCCATTCGCCTGCAAATGCGCTGTTACCTGTAATGAAGCCACCCCAAAATGCCATGCACCATATTATTATTGTGTAATATTTTATCATAGTTTAAAATCCTTAAATCTTTTACCAGTATCAGTTTTATCAAACACTGGTGTATCATCGATTAATGTCTGTTGATTTTCTTCTACATCATACAAACGCATCTTACTACGATCTACACCTACTACAAATCTTTTATGTAATGTCGGATCGTTGTAACGATTCTTTAATTGCTTGACCATAAACTGACCTTGTTGTTCAAGTTCCTCAGTAGTTATCAAAGCAAACATTAGATCCGCTGTTGCGGGTAATCCAAAAGACTCACTTGTATCTTCAAGCCCAATATCCGAGTTAGAATAACCGCTACGAGTCGTTTGCGTTGCAGAGAAGATCGGTATGTCGAACTCGACCGCAAGGC